AGCAGGCCAGTGGCTTTGGCGAAATGGCGCAGCTTGTAGCCGGTCGCGTCGCTATCAACCAGATAGTCAAAGATGGTGCGGAAATGTCCCTCTTTATCGAATATCTTCACTCTCATTTCCATCATGTTGTTGCCTGCGCTGCTGATGCGCTCTTTGGCTTCCACAATTTCAAAATCATAGATGCCGCGCTGAAACAGGCGAAAAGCGTTGGCTTGAGTATCGGCGTCCAAGTCGGACATAGGTTTAAACTTCATGGGCTGGTTCCTCTTTCTTGTTGGCCATGCGTTGTTTCAAAGCGCCGATGCAGGCCGCAATCTGATCGTGGGACATTTCATCCCAAGTTTCGGCACTAGCGGCATTCAGCCATTTCTTATCCAGGCCATCGGGCAGTTTCACGATTTCAAGCAAGTCTTTTATTTCTTTGACTTCGGCGGGCGTGGCCAGAACAACCGGCACAGCGGCAGTTTCGATTACATCCTTGCCATAGCGCTGGCTAAATTCAGGATAGGTCCAATCAAAGCGCGTGCCTTCTGGGAAGCTGGGCAAACGCGACTTGCCGATATTGGCGTAGCGCTTGGCATTGTCGCCAGCGCCGATCTTGGAAATGCGCAGCACCAGATGAAGCTCATATTCGAGCTTTTCCCACGCATCGGCAGTTTTACCGATAGCTTCGCGCTGGCCAGTGCTGCTTTGACCCCAAAGGTCTTTTTCATGGGCAATCAGCACAGCGGTTATATCGGCGCGATTGATCCAGCGCAGCAGCTTGGCCATCTGCCGGATTGGATTTTTCTTAGACGCCCCAAACGCATCCCTTTCGCCCAATCTAATCTGCTCATCTGTGATCGCTGAATTGAAAACCTTGCTGATTGAATCGACAACCACGGTTTTATATTTGTGGCGTTCGGTAGCCAGTGCTTCGATCTGGCCGATCAAAGTATCGAAATCGAGCGATCCTTGGTCTGGGCCGAAATACATTCCGCCAGCGGCGCGCAATTTGTTGCGATAGTGAGCAAGGTCTGCGCCGCCTTCGGTATCGATGTAATACACATCGGGAAAGTCGAGGCTGATCCAAGTCTTGCCAACGCCTGCCGGGCCGTAGATCAGCACCTTGGGTTTCTTTGGTTCTACTGATGCGGGCGTGATCGCGAGCAGCTTGGTTTTCTTTTTCGCTTGGGCTGGGGCACTCATGGTTGACCTTTCCACACGGCATAGAGTCCAAGTCCGACGATCAAATAAATCACCAAGGTAATAATAAATTCACGCACCATCGTCCTTATCTTCCCCCGTCAACAATTTGGTCTGCTTAATCCGCTCCATCAGCGGCACGCCGTCGCGCGTGAGCATGTACGGCATGAACACGGCTTCAAAGCTCAGAATGCCGCATTCCACAGCCATCACTTGGCCCTTCACCCAATCGCGCAAGATCGAGTTGACCGCGATCAAGCCTTGAGCAAGCGCGCGCTGCTCATGCTCTTGCTTGGAGCGCTTTTGATGCCGGGCGTAATTGTAGGGATGCTCTTTGAGATAGAGCGCAGCCCAGCCTTTGGCCGACGCTTTCAGCAACAGCGATTGGCCACGATGCTTAAAGTACAAGACCAATTCTTGTTGCTCAAAATCATCCATGAAGCCGATGGAGTCGCAGCCGAAGCGGCGCAGCATCTTGGTGATTTCGTCGCGCGCTTTCGCGCCCGAAGTTGCGCCCTCATAGGGAACGGTCATGGCTTGCCTGCCATCTGGTCTAGTAGCTTCTGACAATCCGCGCGCCGCCAGCGCCGCAGCCGCACACCCATGCGCACAGGCGGGGCCAGCTTGCCGTTCGCGATCCAGTGATAGATGGTGCTTTTGTGCAGCGGCGTTCCGTCGCCACCAAAGAAGCGGCAGACTTCGCGGATCGTGAGCATTTCGCCCATATCCGTCGATTTACTCATAAGCGCACCTACTAGCGACAATTAGGAACGGCTAACGATTAACCGCGCCTTTGTACGCCAGCGGTACACTTCTGGAAACCAATCAGTACGGGAAATCAGCGTCGCTTGGCGGCATGCATGGCTTTTAGGAAAATCTCTGTGGCTTCTTTGCGTTGGCGCAAATTGGCCAGCGCGTACACTGTGAAGATATCGCCCGAATTAAACGGGTCCGTGCCGATCAGATCGCGCGGCGCGACGCCCAGCGTCTTGGCCAGGATATCGATATGGCGCTGGTGATAGGCATAGTCGCCGCTTTCCAGCCTGCCGATCACATTGCGGGCGATGCCTAAGCCCTTGGGATCGTATTTGACCGTGGCCAGCGCGAGCGCTTCATGCGTGGCATACCCTTTATAAATTCGCCAGTTGCGGATGTTGTGCCCTTCGGCGGCTTTTGTGCGGGTCCGATGCACGCCATTTTCGTGCGTGCCGTTTTCAGCCTTTGTCATTCCTCACACCCCAGAAAACCTATCCCTAGTTGGCGTACATATCATGCACTAAGTATTTTTTCCATTGGCTGCGGATGTACGGCAGGCGTACAGTTGCCGGATGACTGCGCTGCAACAATGGATGACGAAAAACGGCAAACTAGATGGCGAAGTGGCTAATGCCGTGAAGCGTTCCCGTCCACAAATCAGCCGGATCAGGCGGGGTATCACTGGGGCGAGCTACAAGACCGCGTTACGCCTGGAAAAATTAACCCGCATCGATTGGTGGCACTTCATGGAGCCAGGACAAGCAGCCAAACGCAGGGGTTAGTTGCTGATGGGCCAGGATTTCATCGGACAGTCTGGAAACGTACAGACACGGCAAAGATTGGCCATGAACAGCCGCGATTGGTCGCGGACCTTTTCACCCTCCGTCAAATCATCGAGTTCCGCGCTAGCGACGGGCCCCAAGATGCGGCGCATTTTGCCGATGCCGTTCTGGGCGCATTCGACCATGCCGTTTTGGTCGCGCATGGCTTCCAGCATCGTCGCCAAAATCACGGTAACAGCGGTAAGGGGCGGCAAATTGGCGTCGAGTTCCGGCGCGGCACTGATGCGGCTCATGGGGCGCGGTCCTTCTGGCCAGCCAGTGAACACTAGATGCACGCAATTAACTAAAGCAAGTCGCGTTATATGACAGAAGCGAGCGCGCAGATTCAGCCCAAGCGGCTGACTTTCACTATTCCGGGCCGCTTGGGGGCATGGCAGCGCACGCGCGTCGATACTCGAAACGGTCTTAGGGTTTTTAATTCCGACAAACTGCGCAGCGATCAGGGAATAATTCGCCAGATCGCTTGGGTTGCGATGCGCGATCAGCATTGCGTCCAATTGCAAGGCCCGTTGCGCCTAACTGTGGAAACTTTCCGCACGCGCCCGGCAAGCTGGAGCGCGAAAAAGCAAGCGGCTGCGGTATGGATTACCACAAAACCGGACTTCGACAATACGCTCAAGCTGGTCGCGGATGCTTTGAACAATCTGGTTTATGGCGACGATGCCCAGATCGCTGATGGCCGCCACATCAAACAATATGCGTCCCAAAATTGCGTCGTGGTGACGCTGGAAGAATTGGGGCCGCGATGAAGAAAAAGGGGCGGAAATTTTCTATGAAATTATCCGGTCGCGGTCTGGCACCAGCGCGCACCAAGTTTGAATGCGAAGGCGGGGTTACGCCGCATCCTCGCATCAATGGCGGCATTGCCACCATTGGCGATTGCGGGCCGTGGGAATGCCGCTGGCCTTACGGCGGGCCTAGTTCGACGATGGCGTTGTGCGGCAGAGCGAAGATTTTTGGCAGTCCTTACTGCTTGATCCATTACCAGCTAGCCCGCGCGGGGCGGAAAGGCGGCTCCGATGCCCAAGACTCCTGAAATGGTCGAGCGCGTGGCGCGCGCGATGTGGGATAGTGCGCCGGGCGATCATCTGATGCCGTGGCACGACATGCCGGATGCGGCATTCGATGTGATGCGCACGCGCAGAGCGGCGCGGGTTGCGATCTTCACTTTGCGCGAGCCTAGCGACATGATGCTATCGGCAGCGCTCAGATTTGTCTTTCCCCCAGATCAAACCGATGGCGATACGGCGCGCGCGCTGTTTCAGGCAATGATCGATAGTGCTTTGCGCGATGGCGGGATCGACGCCAGCCTGGAGGATGATTCCGATGGCTGACAATCTTTACAACAATCAGAATCACATTCGCCAGCAATGGCTTCAACAGCGGCGCGATCTGGTCGCCAAGCGCAAGCGCTGCATTGATATCGGCTATACCAAGAAGGCCATGGGGATTAGCGCGCAGATCAAGGTGATCGACAGGATGATTGCCAAGTTAACCAGCGTGGGCGTGGGCAGCGATGGTTATTGATGAGCCAAAACAGCATGAGCTAGAGCAGCAGATTGTTCGCACTCAAGCGCTGCTTGACTGCTTCGCGGAAGGCGCGAGCATCGCCAATTTGGCCAAGCTGACGGGCCGGGACGCCGAAGCTATCGCCCAGCTTGTCGCCCAAGTTGGCGTCAAGCCTCCGACCCGTCCCCCAGAAGTGCGCTCAAGGCCGCATTGGTCCAGCCAGGGTATGCCGGTCTATCGGCTTAACCGGCGCAATCGCGCGATCTGCGGCGCATATCGGGCTGGGGTGAGTGTGCGCACATTGGCCAAGATTTATTACCTTCATCCCGCGACCGTGTATGCGGTGTTGGAACAGAGCGGCGTCGAGCGTGGCTACCAGCAGCAAAGGCTGGAGCCATGCTAGAAAAATTAGGTCCCGGCGATCTGCTCAGGCTGCGCAAACTCTTGGCCATGACGGCATCCGATCTGGACGGCGAAGCCCTTAACGCCATGCGCATGGCCAACGCGATCTTGACGCGGGCCAAGGTCCATTGGATCGAAATTTTTAACGCGATTGAGAACGCCGACGCCGCCAAGCGCCCGGCCCCGACCGTGAGCGACGAAATTAACAGCGCCTTCGATACCGTGCTGTGCAGTTGCCGGGAAGGCGGGTTTCGCTCCTTTATCGAAAGCCTGCAAGAGCAGTGGGAGCGGACGGGCAGTCTTTCGCCCAAGCAGCGCGGGGCTTTGTTTAAGGCCGCCAAGCGCGCGAATAGCTGGGATGATTGGGATGGCTAAATTCCCCATGCTGCCGATCTGGACCGACGCCTTTCTGGCTGACACCGAGCATTTGGGTTCGGCCCAGCTTGGCGCTTATGTGCGGTTGCTGTTTACGGCATGGCGCAGGCCGGACTGCGATCTGCCCGACGATGACAAATTTCTCTGCAAGGTGACGCGCTGCGATCTGCGCACATGGCGCAGATATTACCGGGAACCATTGGCTGCACTGCACTCTGTGGATAACGGGCTGTGGATACAAAAGCGCTTGCAGGAAACTCGCGCCAAATCCGAGCGATTTCGACAACATCAGCGCGACAACGCCCAGGCCAGATGGAGCAAAAGCAATGGCTTAGATGATGCCACGGCAATGCCAACGCATGGAACTTCACAGGATGCAAAAAAAGCAACCATTAAACGCTTCGACGAGTCTGGAAACGTGCATGACTTCGAGCAAGCCAAAGCGAATAAATCCAATGGCATGGGCGATGCCAACGCAATGCCCCCGCATGGGAATGCCTTCCATAATCCATATCCAGACTCAGAAAAAAAAGAAAATCCTAGAAAAGGATTTTCTTTTTTTTCTGAGTCTGTGCCAGCGCATCGCGCGAGCGCAAGCGAGAGCGATGCCGGATTGGGCGCAACGCGAGGCCATGGGCGCTTTGGTGCAGTGCCAGAGACACGGCCAATCGGCTGGGAGTTTCAGCCTAAGCGCTGGTGGAAACCGCATTGGCGAGTGGACGATCTGAATTTCGACAATGACGATTTGGAGCGGCGCGCGCGCTACGATGTGTGGCTGGTGCGCGTCAAGGCCGGTTTGGTCGAGGGGAAAAATCCAGATGACTATTAGCGCCGGTAACAGCACGCAAACGCCAACAAGCGACGATGAGATACAGGGCCCAGCGATTGTCACGCCGCTGCATGCGCAGGATCGCGCGACTTCCAAGGTCGCTGGTGCGCCGCTGGCATGGCGCAAGCGCTCGCAGCTTGAAGTTGCATTCCAAGCGGAACGGCTGGGCGCGCGGGACAGCCATACCGCGCTCGCCAGACTCGATGCTGGGAACTTTTATGCGCAACTTTATGATGCCTCTCAGAGCCCTAGCCGTGACAGTACAGAGGCGTTTGATTGTACGGGTACGGTACACCGGATGCCTTATGGAGAGGCGCAGGCGAACGCGGTACGCCATTTGGTGGCAATTGAGATGAGGTTGGGAGAACGGGATAAGATTATCGCGCGGTCGGTGTGCTGGTTTGGCTACACGCCAGCCGAAGCGATTGTCCGGGCGAGACTGCCGCGTGATACGCGAGTATCGGCTAGATTGTGCGAAAGTTTGGACGCGCTGGCTGATGCTATCGAGCGATCCAGCAAGCGGCTGAAAAGAAAAGGGCCGCGCTAGATATTGCGCGGCCCTTGCAAACGTGGTTATAAAAGTTGCTATGCGCTAGCTCTGCGCGCTCTCCAGGCATTTTTGGAAATACGGCTTGGCCATTTCTTTGGCATAGCGCGTGCCGAAATTTTCAACCAATCGGGCTTTTTGGCGATACTCTGCCGCGTGTGCCGCTGCTATCTCCGGCAGCTTGCGCCAAATGCGAGGATTGATCGATTGCGCCCCTGCTACCCAATTGCGCATTTGCCTATCGGAAATGCCCAGCGCGTTGGCAAGCGGGGTTTGCCATTGTTGGCCGTAGAGCACGATGCCGAAGTCGCTTAGGGTTTGAATATCCGGTTTCATGGCGTTTCAATTCTTGCGACTTGACCGATCCGGCGGCAATCCGCGTTAAAGCGGCGTTGCCAGTAAGGCGAGAGCTTAAGAGCATGGTCGCGATTTTCGGTATAACCCCAGTCTTTGCCACCATCGCCAGGTAGTTGCGCGACGTAGAAGCGAATGATCCCCGCCCAGGTGTAAGAGCAAATTTTGAGTTTGTTCATTGTGTGCCTCACAATATCCAGAGCAGGAAAAGACCGCAGGCAATCAGCGCGGTTATTCCGCAACCGGGGCCAGCTTGGAAGCTGCCGCCAACAATGGCGAGCATGACCCAGCCGATGATAAAGGCGAGAATGATCCCGCCCGCGATAGTCAACATGAGATTGAACCTTTCTGTTGCGTGTGACGCGCTAGCCGCGCCCATAGGCGCGAGGGTTTCCCGCTCGCGCCTAAAGCCGCGTTAGGCCGCTTTTACTGGAGCTTTCACTGGAAGCGAATCCACAATGGCGGAAAGGTCCGCCAGTTCGGATTCATGGTTGCGGCGCGATTGTTCGATCCCAGCGCGCGTGATGGCGTGGGCATCGAGCGCGTTTAATTCTCGCCACATGGCCTTAGTCGCCGTGGCGCGTGATTTGAAAGCGGATTCCAGATCGCAGCGCGATATGACTTTGCCGAACAAATCAAAGATGACATAGCGATAGCCGCGCCTCGTATTGTCGTAATCGAGCGCGACGGATTCCACCAAGGCGAACAATAGACCGTTGTCGGTGGCAGTCGCGCTCAGAACGCGCGCATGATGAAAGCGCAAGGTATTGTCATCGACATAGTGAGTCCGCCCGATAAGGTTTAGCTGGGCGTTGCGCTTGGGGTGATAGGATTCCTGTTTAAAGAGATTCACGAGTGACTCCTGTTGCGTGGTAAAGAAAACGCCCGTTCCTAGCATTTAGGAACGGGCGTGTAAAGAGCGCACAATGTGCGGCGGATCAACAGCCGCTCAAGTGCTGGAGTAGATTTCCGTTATCGTATTCCGGCAGATGGTCGAAGCGCGCGGCCTAGGGCGGGATGGCTACCATCCCGCCCTAGGCCGCAGATCGTGTTAGGCTTCAAATTCTTCTTGAAATTCGGAATCGCGATCTGATTCCGCGTTACGCTCTGCCATGTCATAGGCCGCGCGCGCAGCATCGGCTATGTCCTGGTAAATGTCCCTGTCGATGGCGCTTAGCATGCCATGGCCCATAGTCCAGCCTGCTAGATAGCCATGCCCATGCGGTAAGCGCGCGATAATCGGCGTGTATTCGGAATCGCCAGCACCAGTAAAAGCGCGGGGTTTGCGATAGCTGAAATAGCTTGGGCAGTGGGAAACCGCATAGTCAAGGCGCAGATCGAAAGTTGAATCGCCACAGGCAAGATAGTTGCTGTGCAGATAGAAACCGCGCCCAGTGCTAGGCAGAGTCGAAGGTTCCCAACGGTACGGGCCAACATGCGGGGGATGCCTTTCGCGCAAAGGCTTGGAAAAATCGCGCAGAATGATCTTAGGGAATAGCATTTGAGGACTCCTGTTGCGTGATACCAAGGCAAAGCGCCTTGCCATTGCAGCGCGATTAAGCGCTGCAAGGCGCAAAGCGCGCGACTAGGCTGGAACGGAATGCTGGTGCGGATAGTTGGCGCGATAGTGACGAAATAGGCTAGCCAATTCGCGCTTGGTGCTTTCCAGGCAGTTTGATGCTGCAATATGCGCGTCATCGTCAACGGATTGGTTCCAAGCGCGTTGGCACATGGCGTTGCGCATTTCGGAAAGCGCGTCACGATAATCAACGCGGCCCATCATGCAGCAATAAGAAACATCTTTGGATTGGTTGATGTGGTCTTGATCGATAATGCGATACAGCCAGCCAGAAGCGATTGGCGCGAGAATGCCGACAAGGCCAAAGCGGCATTCGGTTTTGAGATTGCCTTCATTGCTAGCCAGCCATTCCAGCGACGTTGCCAAGCTAGCCTTGGCCGCTTTCATGGTGGGGGCTGTACATTCGATGACGCCAAGTTTGGCTGTTTTAAGTTTGGTGCGCATTAAGTCAGACTCCTGTTGCGTGATACCAAGGCGAAATTGCCTTGCCACTATTCCTAGCAAATAGGAACATGAAAGAAAAGAGGCTTTTATGACCGGAAGGCCAGAAATTTATTCGGAAGAATTAGCGGCCAAGGTTTTGGAGCGGATCAGCGATGGACAATCGCTGAGGACGGTCTGCAAGCCGGAGGGAATGCCGAATATGACGACGGTGTGGAAGTGGCTGTATCGGCATGAAGCCTTCGTCGAACAATACGCGCGCGCGACAAGCGAGCGTGCCGAAGCAATGGCTGAGGATATTCAAGCGATTGCGGATGACGAGTCGATTGATCCTAAGAGCCGCACCATCAGAATTGACGCGCGAAAATGGCTAGCAAGTAAGCTCAAACCCAAGAAATTTGGCGAAAGAGTTGCACTTGGTGCTGATGATGACGGTAGACCAATCGTTATTTCCTGGATTGGCGAGAAGGGTTAGCACTGGCGAACTTTACATAGTAAGCGCATGACCATCCCCAGACCATCCTGCGTTCCAATCGCGTGCCAGATCGATGATCTAACATCGATATAACGTAGCACTATCAATATGTTAGTCAATCAAAACAAAGTCCGATTGTCGGACTTGGTAGTGTTTGCTGTGCAAACAGCAATGTTTACAAGCATCGCTTACGACCTACATTTACCCCGTAAGACCCCGCCCCCGGTCGAACCCCGGAGGCCCGGGTATGGTTATAGCTATAGCTCCCCCCTCTCTACTTTTTCATCCCCGCAAACAAGTTCCACATCCCACCATGGGAGTCACGGACATGGCCAAGCATCGCGTAGAAGGCTTGAGCGCGCCGATGGAATCGAGCGCGGTGATCGATGCGCTGTTTCAGAGTTTGCCGCCTGCGGGCAGCTATTGGTCCCCAGCAGACCGGCAAGTGTGGATCGATCTTCTCACTGGTGCGCTCAAGCTGGCGTACAAGGATGCGCCCCAGCCTGAAACGCCATAGCTGAAACGCTATAGCTGTACGCCTTAAGTACAGTGGCATGTTGTACGCCAAGCGAGCATGATGCGCGCGGCTTGAAGTCCGAAACCCCGGAGAGCTTCAAGAAACTGCCCCCGGCCAATGTGTTCAAAGCAACGCCCCCCAGCGTACCCCTCACATATTGGCCGGGGATTTTCTGATGCAGTGCAATCATTTTCCAATGAAGTGCAATCAGTGAAGCGTGATTTTCTTAGCCGCCAATTCTTTGATGATTTCTTTTTCCAGAAAGTTGGCTATCTGGCCGCTATCGAGTCCCTGGAGATTTTCTTTTTCGGCGGCATCCATATCGTGCGCGTCAACATCAAATTCGCCCAGCATGAAATGCTCGCGCACTGGGACTGTGATGTTAATTTGGTAGCCGTTCCATAGGAATGAGCGCAAGCCGCGAAAGTGGCTTTTGACTTGCTTACCCTGGCGCAGATGCGTGCGCACGATGTGAAAGATTTTTTTCTTCTTGCCGTTATCGCTTATCACCACATCGCGATCTTTGAAGAAATAGGCTGTGCGCGTCGGATCGAGTCCAAATTTCGCAATCAGTTTGTCTTTTTTGACGCTGACCATGGTGATGCCTGCTTGCGCGGCCTCGAAGGCGTTGGCGGTCAACGTGAACAGGCGGACCAGGTGCTGTTCGATGGTTTGGTTTTGTAGCTTTGCGCTTTCGTACCAGATCGGCGGCCAATCCCATGCCGCATGATGGATATGGCTTTCACGGTCGCTGCCGCGTTTGTGTTTAATGCGCTGATATTTGTCGCTGCGGTATTTGAGCGGAACCACGTTCCCGTCACTACACAGCAGCATTCCCACTTCGGAAATCCACGGATGGGCTTTCTTGCTGGGATCATCCCAGCATAGGGTTATGCGATAGAGCGTCCCGGTCACATTCGAGCCTTGGATATTGACTGGGCGATGTTGCTTATGGAATTTCGTGAAGCAGACAAAGCGCGGACTAAATACTTGCTCTTTTTCATCATGTTCTTTTGCTCTGCTGTTGATTGCGAGCGCGATTGCCCCGAACGTGGGCAGCTTTTGCCGGAACCAGGGTGAGATTTCCCGGCTATCGATCAATGCGGTATCGGGCAACAAAGTCGCGCCCAGTTTGCTGTAAAGTGCATAGGCTTCGTGATCCGCGCGCTTCATGTTGCGCAAGTGCGGAAAATAATGTTCCAGCGAGTCCAGAATGATTTCACGGAAATAGAAGGATTGGCTTACGTCCGGCTTTTCCTTCCGGGCCGGTTTCTTTTTTGTGAAATCAAGCACCAAGATTTCCTTGGGCTTGAAGAAGGCAGCGGGTCTAAAAGAAGCAAGTAAAGTAAAAATGTAGGCGACGATCTGATGCGCAATGGACATTTTTGGTCCCTCCATTGCCCCACACCAATGTACGCCGCATGTACATAAAGGTAAAGATGTACATAAAGCTAAAGCCATTCACTTCGATGAGGGATCACGAAACACATTGGCGCGATATTTCATGTGACACCCGCGCAAACGGGCACCATCGATCACGGGCTTCTCGTTCTCTGACGATCATTGATCTCATTCTCCATTTCATTAGCGATTGGTTAGACTGAGCGGGCCGTCCACGAAATATTCATGGCTGACCTCGCCTTCCGCAGCCGATCCCACCAAGCAGCGCGCGATGGGCACGCACCAGCCTTTGCTTTCGACATAGGTTGATCCGGGTGTGCGATGATCGTAGATGCGCAAGTGCGATCTGCGCCAATGCAAGCGCGGCGAGGCATGGCTGCGGCCCGCTTCGCGCTGGGATGCGGAAATGTATTTGTACGGCACGATATGGACGATGGTGTGGGCTTTTAGCGGCGGCTTGCCTTTCTTGATCCGCGCCGCATTGGTGAATTTTGGCGCGCGCACTTTTTCAATTTCAGTGGTTTTGGATAGCAGCATCAAGCAAAAATAAATCACCAGCCCAACATCGGAGCCATACAGCAGTTCAATCGTTTCGCGTGAAAAGAATGCGGCTTCACGGCCAAAAGTATAGAGTGCAAATGGTTTGTCTTTACGCTTGAAGCCAATGAAGACGGGATCAGTGGCCCAACCTCTAGCTTCATCATAATGATGCACGATGAATGAATCCTTTTCATCTTCAAGCACCAAAATGGCGCTAAGGGTTTCCATGCGATATTCAAACCAGCATACCGGCGCTGGCAATTGCAGCAGGCCGGTTACAAACAATTCCAGTTCTACCGAAGTAAATTCCGGCAGTTCATAAAAGCCTTCTTTTTCGCCTGTAAGCTTTTTCAGCGGAACAGGGCCAAAATCGAATCCTTCCGCATTCATCAAAGAGGGCCGCATTTCAGGCGGCGCGCGTTCCAACGCCAAGTGCAGATGGATCATGCCTACATTGTATGCGCCAATTGTACGAGAAATGCACATTACAAACTGGCAGAGGGGCCAAACGCGCCAAGCGCAGAGTGAGGATTTGATGAAACCATACACCCTTAAGGAATTGCTAAAGCGCGATTGCGTGAGCTTTGCGGAAATTGCCCGCTTGCCGGGGGCTAAAGGTCCGCTGGCGATTTATGCGGGCGGGAAAGATTGTTCTAATATTGTGATTTGGTCCGGTCTTAGCCAAGCCATTATTGATGAAATTGAAGGCTTGCGCGCTGCCGGAGTGATTGAGTTCAAGAATGCAAGCCTGCTGACTTATGCGATTGATGGCCAATATTTGGGATTGCCGCTGGCCAAAAGGCGCACGCATTACCGCGTGCCGCACTGGGCACCAACCTATCTCAAGGTGAAAATTCCAACCGCGCTGGAGGCCACTTGATTCATCTTCTCATCGTGCTGGTTATCATCGGCGCGATCTTGTGGCTGGTGTGGTGGGCGATCACGCAAATTCCGATGCCGCCGCCCATTGCCGTGGTGGTGCGCATCATCTTTGCTCTGATCTGCGTCCTGATCGCGATAGAATATTTGTTGCCACTGGCGAATGTCCGATGAGAAAAAGTGTCCGCTAGTGGAATTGGTCCGCGTCATATCGGGATTGCCTACGAGCCGCGCGCAGCTTTTCAGCCTTTCCATAAGCGCAAGCAGCGCTGGGCCTGTCTGGTGGCGCATCGCCGCGCCGGTAAGACCGTGGCGGCAGTCAATGATCTGATTAAGGGCGCAGTCACATCGAAGGAACGCAATGCGCTGTTTGGCTATGTTGCGCCGTTTCGCTCACAGGCCAAGTCCGTGGCGTGGGAATATCTCAAATTCTATGCCCGCCCCGTCATCAAGAAAGTCAATGAAAGCGATCTGATCGTCACCACGTTGAACGGGCATGAGTTGCGCCTGTTCGGAGCCGACAATGCCGACGCCATGCGCGGGTTGGGTTTTTCCGGGCTTCTGATGGACGAGTTCGGTGATTTCCGTCCCACAGTGTGGGGCAGCGTGATCCGCCCCACCTTGGCCGACAAATCGGGCTGGGCGGTTTTCATGGGCACGCCACGCGGCAAAAATCAGTTCTGGGATGTGTATGACAATGCGCTGCGCGATCCCGGCAATTGGTTCACTCTCACGCTCAAGGCGTCGGAATCGAAAATTCTCTCTGTGCTGGAAATTGCCGACATGCGCAGCACGCAGAGCGAAGATCAATATTTACAGGAAATGGAATGCAGCTTTGAGGCTGCGATTCTGGGCGCGTACTACGGCACGGAAATGCGCCTCTTGGCCGAGCAAGGGCGCATTACAGAAGTCAAATACGATCCCAGCCTGCCGACTTATACCGCCTTCGATCTGGGCTATAGGGACGATACTGCGATCTGGTTCTACCAAGTCATTCGCAATGAAATTCATGTGATCGATTTCTATGCCGTCAGTGGCGCATCGATTGCCGATATCGTCGCTTTGGTCCAGTCCAAGCCTTATCATTATGGCAAGCATTTTCTGCCGCACGATGCCAGGGCCAAGACGCTGGCCGCCCAAGGCAAGGCGATCATCGAGCAATTGGCCGAATATTTTGGCGTTACCGATCTGGCCATTGTGCCGGATTTGTCGGTTCAAGACGGCATCCAGGCCGTGCGCCTCACTTTGCCGCGCTGCTGGTTTGATGAGGAAAACTGCCGCGAAGGCATCGAGGCGCTGCGCCAATACGAACGCGAATATGATGAGGATACCAAGGCGTTTCGCCAAGCGCCCAAACACAATTGGGCGTCCCATGCCGCCGATGCCTTTCGCATGCTGGCGATAGCCTGGAAGGAAGAAGTCCCGGCAATCCGCGCCCATCCCGACCGGCCTTTGATCGTGGGGCCGGGCAATACCGCCACGCTTAACGACATGTGGGCGGCGGCCAAGCGCAGCATCAAGCGCCGCAGAATCTGAAAAACACAAAAGACACAAAACCCCGCAAAGGGAAAATGCATCGAGGGATGCGCAAACCAGCCCTAACCATAGGAGTTATGCAATGCAGCCATTTCTTGCTTTGATTACGCCCGTCGCTGGTGATGGTGGCAGCGGCCAGCCCGGTTATCCCGCTCATCCGATTTACAACCCGCCCGGCATCTGGGGACCGCCTGGACCTTGGCCGACCCCGCCTATCCACATGCCGCCCAGCCAGCCGGGGTATCCGGCCCATCCTATTTTCAATCCGCCTGGAATTTGGGGGCCGCCTGGACCATGGCCGACGCCGCCGATTCATATGCCGCCATCAGGTCCGGTTGATCCGGGCTATGGCGTTCCGATTGGTGGCACGCCTTCTCATCCGATTTACAACCCGCCGCCTGGAGGAGGACAGCCGCCCGGCAAACCCACCTTTCCCATCTGGGGGCCGCCCGGTGTCACGCTTCCACCCGGCTCAGGATATCCGCCAGTGGCTGGCAATCCACTTCCACCCGGCGAAGGGCCGCAGCCGATAAAGAATTGGCAAGCCCAGCCGGTATGGACCGAAGCAACGGGCTGGGTTGTCGTGGTGGTGCCAACTGGCGATCAGCACGTACCGACTCCGAGTTAGCAGGCCAACAGTGGCCCCGGTCAATTTCTGCCGGGGCCATTTCATCAAGGCTGTGAAAGCGAGGCTGTGATGCCCGTCACTCCAAAGCAACATCGCACTTTTGAAATGGCCAAACACGATCCCAAAAAGGCCAAAACTCTTGGCTTCGATATTCCGGTCAAGACCGCAACCAAGCTGGCCAAAGAGCCGATCAAAAAACAATCAAACAGGCCGCCGGATAGAAGCCAGGAAAGAAATCCCGACAGAAATAAAGCGCTTCGCGCTGCTGCGAAAAATTTCGAGAAGAAATTGAAATGAATGACTCCCTTGTGCTGATTATCACGGTCGATTTGTTGGACAAGGGCTGGAGCGCGCAAGTCGCGGAATATCATCGCAGCCAATGCACCAGCGATATCCCTCATGATGCCGTGATCGATTGGCTTACGAGAAACATGCCCGCGCTTGAGCGGGAAGTCACAAGAAAGGCGCTTCACTGATGGTTACGCCAGCACAGCATCGACTCTTTGCTTGGGAAGCCCACAATCCGCAGGCTGCATCATCGGCAGGCTATCGCGTGCCCACTGCGACCGGCGTCCACCCCATGGTTGCCGCTGCGGCGGCGGAAGGTGTGCGGCAGGCGCGCAATCAGCAATTGGCCCGCCTGCTTTCGGGCGGTATCCAGCGCCCCGCCGTGCCTGCCTATCCCAACATGGCTCCCAACATGCGCAACGCTTCTTTGAGGATGCCAACGCAATGACCAAGGAAGGCGATAAGACCAAGGAAGGCGATAAGATTAAAGAGGCGAGCAAAGCTGGAAAAAACGAAAAAGCCGATCTCCCAAGCAAAACCGAGAGCGCAACCAAATCCGAAACATCGCCCAAAGTGTCAACCAGCATGGAGGGCAAAGACCCTTTGATGCCGCTGGGACGGCCAGATACCGGACATGGCTAACGCCGAGGCCAAGCCCGACCTACAAAAATATCTTGATATGGTGTCGAGCTACGATATCGAGTTTAAGAAATGGTGCGCGCGCGTCGAGAAGATACTTAAGCGCTATCGCGACGACAATCGCGGCCAAAGCAATAATGAATCTGCCAAGTTCAATATTCTTTGGTCCAACGTCCAGACTTTGATTCCTGCCGTCTATAACCGGATGCCAAAGGCCGATGTGTCGCGCCGTTTTGTGGACAATGATCCGGTCGCGCGCGTTGCCGCGCTGTTGATCGAGCGATGCCTGGACTATGAGATTGAGCATTACAGCGATTTTCGCAGCGCCATGCACAATTGCGTCGAAGATCGCTTTCTGGGCGGGCGTGGCTGCGCGTGGGTAAGGTACGATCCTCATGTGTCCGAGCAGGATCAGCAGATAACCGAAGATGTGCCGCAAGCCCCAACCAAGGAAATCACGCAAGCTCAGGAAACCACGCAACAAAACGCAAACGATAAAAACGATAATCTACAACCGCACGATCAAACCAGCGCCGACAAGTCGGAAGGCAAAGCGCCGGAAGAAAAGATAGATTTTGAAGTTTCGCCAGTTGATTACGTGTACTGGAAAGATTTTGGCCACAGCCCGGCGCGCACATGGGAAGAAGTGACTGCGGTATGGCGCTGGGTTTATATGACCAAGGAAGCGGTCAAGGATCGCTTTCCCGGCTTTGAGGATAAAGTCGCTATTGGCGATGGCCCCGATTACTGGAACAGAGGCATTCGCGGCGAAAAGCCGACGATTGAGCGGGCCAAGATATGCGAGCTGTGGGATCGTGAAACTGGCAAAGTCCAGTGGTTCTCTAAGGGTGTGCAGGATTTTCTGGACCAAGTGGACGATCCTTTGGGGCTGGAGAATTTCTATCCGTGCCCCCGACCGCTTTACGCCACAACCACGACCGATACCTTGGTGCCTGTTCCAGATTTCGTATTGTATCAGGACCAAGCCCAGGAATTGGACATACTCTCTGATCGCATCGATGGGCTGGTCAAGGCGCTACGAGTTCGCGGCATTTATGACGCTAGCCAGCCCGTCCTACAAAGGCTGCTTACCGAAGGGGAAAATAACGTTCTCATAGGAACGGATCGCTGGGCGGCATTCAGCGAAAAGGGCGGCCTTAAAGGATCGATAGACTTACTGCCGATCAATGATTTGGCCAATGCCTTGCAGCAATGTTATCAGGCCCGCCAAGATATTCAGAACCAGGTTTTTCAGATCAGCGGAATTTCCGACATTGTGCGCGGCCAGGGCGCAGCATCGGAAACCGCGACCGCCCAGCAGATCAAAGGCCAGTATGTCGGCTTGCGTCTTAAGACCATGCAAGACGTTGTTGCCATATTCGCTAGCGAATTGCTGCGCATCAAGGCGCAAATTATCTGCGCCAAGTATCAAGATGAAACGATCCTCTCTTACGCGGCGGCCCAGCAATTCAGCCCCACCGATCAGCCGTTAATTCCCCAAGCCTTGGAGCTTATCCGCCGCGCGCCCCTGAATAGCTTCCGGGTCGAAGTGGCCACGGACTCGCTGGTGCAGCTTGATGAGCAGCAGACCAAGCAGGAGCGGCTGGAGTTTTTGAATACTTTTGCCAATTTCATGCGCGAAGCCGTTCCGGCTGGGCAAGCCGTGCCGGAAATCGTGCCCGCGCTGATGGGCATGATTAAGTTCGGAGTGTCGGCTTTCAAGGAAGGCCGCAGCATCGAGGGATTGATCGATCAAGCCTTGCAGCAATTGGAACAGAAGGCCGCCCAGCTAGCTCAGAATCCGCAACCTACCAAGGAGCAGCAGCAGGCCCAAGCCGAAATGCAGCAGGCGCAAATGCAATCTCAGGCCGATGCCCAAGTCGAGCAGATAAAGATTCAAGGCCAAATGCAGATCGAGCAGATGAAGATGCAGCAGGATCAGCAAATCTTGCAATTGGAGCAAAGCCACGCGCTGCAACTGGCTCAGATGAAATTGCAGGCCGAGCAGTCTTTCACCAAGTGGGAGGCCGAGCTACGCGCGTCAACCCAGATCGAAGTCGCGCTGATTGGTTCGGGCCAGCCCATGAGCAGCAACGCTATCGAAGCTAATGCGGCGGCATCGGCCAATTTGGCGCAAGTGTTCCGTGACGGAGTTTCCCAATTGGCCCAGCACATCAGCGACAGCCATATGGCGCTGGCCAATATGCACGCCGCCCATATGGCCCAGTTGGGCGGCGTGCTTTCTCAGATCAATGGCCCCAAGCGCATCGTGCGCGGACCAGATGGCCGCGTTGTGGCTGTTGCGCCGATGCCGCAACCGTCAACGCCCACGGTACAGTAAATGGCCCATAACCCGACGTACAGCATCGCCTTGAACCAAGCGCGATTGGCGGCGATTGTCACCGCCTTGGGCAATGGTGCGCTGCTGAAAATTTATGATGGTGCCCAGCCTGCCAATCCCGATACCGCGATCACAAGTCAAAATCTACTTTCCTCGCATACCTGCGGCTCGCCATTCGCTCCGGCATCGAGCGCGGCCCATCCCAGTGTTTTGACAGCCAATGCCATCGCTTCGGCAACCTGCGGCTTCACCAGCGCGGCGGCATGGTTTCGCCTCACGACCAGCGCAGGCGTGGCTGTGCTGGACGGTACGGCGGGCGTGGGCAGCACGTTTGATCTCAATTTGTCCTCCACCGCATTCAGCAATGGGCAAACCGTCAACATCACGGCGTTGACGATTACGAGCAACACCTGATGACCTTGCCCTATGCGGATTTGGTCAAAGACACATCAACCGCGCAGAGTTCAAGCCTCATCACGCTGGCCAATGCGCCGCCATCCGGGTTTCAGAGCTTCAATTCCGGCATCGGTGATACCAACAATGCGGTCTATCGCGTCAGTGATACGGCGGGGCATTGGGAAATAAATTATGGAGTTTACAGCAATTCCGCGTTGACCTTGGCGCGCGCCGCCACGCCGATTGCTTCATCCAATGGTGCCAGTCCGCCGACGCAGATTGCGGCATTCAGCGGCACGGTGACGGTGGCGTGCGTGGTGCCTGCCGATCAATTCTTGAATGCGTTTGATTTGATTGGCGCGAATAGTGGCCTTTACAAAAATTACCTTGTGGCGGGTGTGCTGACCGGCACGGCGCAAACGGTGGGCGCGCTTTGTCTGGTGCCGGTCTATATCAAGCAATGGTTTGAGAATTATTTTGTCACGGTCCAGCAAACCACGGCGGCAGCCGCTGGCGGCAGCGTCAGTTTTGGCTTGTTTAATTGTTTGCCCAATTCCGCTTATCCCAATCTGCTGTTGGGCGCGGGATCGAGCGGCAACGCCAATACCGCGATTGGTCAAGTTCAAAGCCCAAGCATTGCCGTGCCGCAGCCGCAAGCGCCGGGAATTTATTGGGCGGCTTATCTGCCCCTAGTGGCGGCAGGCAGCATCAACACTTGCACGCAAGCGACGGCAGAGGTTGGCTTTGCAGAATTGTTTGGCGTGGCAACGCCCAACACGGCCATGACCGCCGCGTTTTATCATGCGACGGGTCAATCCGGCATGCCCGGTCAAGTCCCGGCTTTGACCGCAGTATCCGGGGTGCCACCGTTTATCTGCGTTGGCGTGAACTAAACCAATGCTTTCGTTTGACGCAATTTCCGAATTGTCCATTTCGGAAATTCCGATCAGTGGAGCGCCTCCTGCCATCACTGGCGCAGGCGCGATTGTTGAAACGCCCGATGCGCTCGCCGCAAGTGGCGGCCCAGCCCTTTCCGGCATCACTGGCGCGGGCGGCTGGACCGAAGGCGCGGACGCTCTCGCTGCCACAGGCACCAGCGCTTTCCCGGCCATCAGCGGCGCGGGCGGCTGGACAGAGAGTCCAGACGATGCCTTGGCGGCGGCGGGCACCGTCAACCTTCCAGCCATTGCCGGTGCGGCGGCGTGGCTGGAAGGCGCTGATCTGATCCAAGCCAATCAGGAACAATCAGCGCTGCCCGATTACGGATTTGACTATGGCGACGAGGACATTTCCGACCGGCGCGAGAAGCAAAAGAAGCGTGAGAAAAAGAGGCGGCGTGAATTTGAGCAGGAAATCGAAATCAAGCTGCGCCGACGCGGCGAAGTTATCGCCGCGATGGAAAGAGTTATCGAAGGCAAGCCGCATATATCGGAAGCGCTCGCTGATAATTTTGCGGCCCAGATCGAAGCTGCGCCCGAAGCCAGAGCCGCCGATTTTGATTTTTCTGCTGCCGTGGCGCGCACGGAAAAAATTCAAGCGCTTTGGCGGGCTTACCTAACCCAAGACGATGAGGATGTGCTGTTGTTGCTATGAGCAGATATCGCGCCTTTTATGACGGTCAGGGCAAGCTGGCGGAATATCAAGATGATGTACTGATTTGGGCGCGTCCCAATTTCGAGTCTGCGCCGGAGCCGAGCGGCCCGCAGATAATTCCTGATATTCCGCCTTATCAATCGATGATTGACGGATCGATCATCGACGGCAGAAAGCGCCATCGCGATCATCTGAAAGCGCATGGCTGCGTCGAAATCGGCAGCGATACCAGCCACATGAATCGCAAGCGCGTACCGCCCGCGATCAGCGTCAAAGAAAGCCTTTATCGCGTGCTGGCCGATGTGGGCGACCGCGATATCAAAAGGATCATTCAAAAGACCATTAAGGACATGCGATGAGCGGAGCAGGCGAGCGGCAAGAAGTCAAAGATGATCTGGAACAGCAGCAGCCGGTAGATCGCAAAGAAGTGCTGCGCGCAGGTTTCGATAAGGTTGAAGCCGAAAGCGCGGCCCAGCAAGATAAACAACCAAAATCCGATAGCGCGGAGCGTGATGAGCGCGGGCGCTACAAGGCCAAGGATAAGAGCGACGAAAAAGCTGACGAAAAAGATAAAGCGGAAAAACCCGAAGCCAAGCCGTGGGATGCACGCCCGACGCAATGGAAGAAAGACAAGGATGCGCTTTGGCAGTCCATGAGTCCCGAAGCGCGGCAATATGTTTTCGAGCGTGAACAGCAGAATGTTACTGGCGCGCAGCCTTTGGTGACTAAGGCGCAGTTGGCCGATCAGATCACCAAGGCGGCAGAGCCTTATATGCACACTGTGCAGCAGCTTGGGCTTGATCTGCCGCGCGCGGTCGCTGGCTTGATGAGAGTCGATAATGACTTGCGCACGCTGCCGATGCCCCAGCGTATCCAGACCTTATTGGGCGTAGCGGCAAGCTACGGCATCGATCTGAATGCCATAGCGGCCAATCCGCAGAATATTCAAAATTTTCAAGCCCCCAGTCCGCAGCTAATGAATATGCAGCAGGAATTGGCTCAATTGCGCGGGCAATTTTCCAGCTATCAAGAAAATCAAAGCGCCATGGCTGATGCCCAGACGCTTACTGAGATTCAGAAGTTCAGCCAAAAAGCCGAACATTTTGAAGAAGTCCGTCCCGTCATGGTGCAACTGTTGTACGGCGGCATGGCGGACGGATTGCAAGACGCTTACGAGAAGGCAATACGTTTAAACCCTGATCTTTCCGCCAAAATTCAGGCCGCCGAAAAGGCAGAGGCAGAAACGGCGCAAAGAAAAGCAGCCGACGAGGCAGCAAAGCGGGCGAAAGCGGCAGCGGTTAGTGTGAAGTCGGGCACGCCCGGCAAACAGCCACCAGCCGATGCAAGAGATAGGCGCTCCGTGCTGAAAGAGGCACTCGACAGCTTGAGCGAGCGCTATTGATTCAACCGATGGAGCTAGCCAATGGCATTCGCCAATGCTTCCGTTAGCGACGTTATCGCGACTACGATTCAATCGCGTACTGGCGTCCTGGCGGACAACTGCACAAATAACAATGCAATGCTGCGCAGACTCAAGACGCGCGGCAATGTCCAGACCTTCGCGGGTGGTAATGTGATCTTTGAAGAAATTTTTTACGACGATCCAACTACCCGGAACGTCAATTCCTATTCGGGCTATGAAGTTCTCAATGTTTCTCAAAACAGCCCGATCAGTTCGGCCCAGTTCGGCATAACCCAATATGCGGCTGCGATTTCGATTTCCGGCCTTGAAATGATTCAGAATAGCTCCAAAGAGCAGATCATTGATTTGTTGGACGGTCGCATGGGCGTTGCCGAAGCCCAGCTAGCCAATCGCATCAGTGCCGATCTGTATTTGGACGGTACGGGCAACGCCGGTAAGAATATCACTGGCCTTGCGGCGGCAGTACCTGACAATCCTGCGACCGGCGTTTATGGCGGGATTGATCGCAGCGCGTGGGCATTCTGGCGTCCATTCTCCTATTCCGGCCTAACCAATGGCGGCGGCGCGGTCGCTGCGACCAATATCGCCGGATATATGGACGCGGTGGCTGTGCAACTGATCCGTGGCACGGACAAGCCTGATCTGATCGTGGCTGATAATAATTACTATCGGCTTTATCTGGCATCGATGCAGAACATCCAGCGCGTGGCATCGGAAGGCTCCGATGTGGCGGGCGCTGGCTTTACTGCGCTCAAGTATTTCGGCGCGGGCATGTCGAGCGATGTGGTGCTGGATGGCGGTATTGGCAATGACGCGACCGCTAATCACATGTGGTTCCTGAATACGAAATTCTTGAAATTCAGGCCCCATGCGGATCGCAATTTCGTGCCCATCGGCGGCGAACGCCAAGCCGTGAATCAGGATGCGGTGGTTAAGCTCATCGGATTTGCTGGAAATCTTTGCGTATCCGGCAGCGAATTTCAGGGCGTCTTGATCGCTTAGAGAAGGGAAACATCATGTTCACAGTAGAAGAAAATCGTATCGGCGTTACGCCGATTGCGAACGTTGATCCTGGCGTTTTGAATGCGTCCACCAATATCACGTATCCGAGTACGCCCAACAAACTGGGCCAGATCGTGCGCGCAGTCGATCCGGTTTTTGGCGAAGGCGAGTTTATTTTCTTGGCCGGATGCGCGGGAACGCAAATCGGTTCCTGTGTTGTTTGGGACGGAAATTTTCTCACTTCGCTAGCCGCAGCCACGCCTAACCAGTCGCGGGCAATCGCTTTCGCGATGGCCCCGGCTTTGGCCGGGCAATGGGGCTGGTATCAGATCGAGGGTCAAGTCCAAGCGCTCAAGGATACTTCGGCTGCGGTCAATGCAGGCGTATCTGTCGGCATTGTGTCGGCGGGCGCGATTGGCAACACGGCGGCGGGTTTGGAAATTCTGGACGCCAAGTCCACCAATACCGCAACCGTGCTGGCGGCAACTACCGTCTTGCCGATCTATTGCGACCGGCCTTGCTTGCAGGGCCGCATCACCTAAATGCTGCCATCGCAGATTTTCCAAACCGGGATGCAAAGCAGAGCAGTGCTGGGCATCGCCGGTTTGGGAGCGATGGCCATTTCTGCTGCTGGCACCAATCAGGCAACCGCGACACAATTGCCGCCCGGCACGACGCTTGGGCAGATTTCAAACTCATTGCCGTCCAACGCCAGCGGCGTAGTTTTGCCGTCCACAGAGATGGGCGCAGAGGTTTGGCTGCGCAATGATAGCGCGCACAGCGTCATGATCTATCCGTTTGAGAGCGCAACGCTCATCAACAATACGGCGAGCTATCTTTTGGCCAGCGGAAAGACCGCCGTCTTGAAAGCCTTGAGCGCGAATTACTGGGTACTTCTTTCCGCTTAAAAGGAACATCATCATGCCGATTGACAGCGATATCAGCGATGGCGATGCCAAGCTGCATCCCGAGTTTTACATTTACGACAACAAGGACAATCCCAAAGACCCTCACAATGGATTGCCCTATATCCGGCTTAATATACCGGGCGATCAGTTGAATAGACCGGAACGGCTGGTGAGGGAAAGCGACAAGCGGCGTTTCCCGCGCGCGTGGTTTTCTTTCCAGATGGAGCGCAGCGAGGCCGATATTGTTGGCACATCGCTGTTGCAATGGCAGCGCGAGCGTCCTGGTGATCTCACGGATGGCCAATTAACCGAGTTGGCCATTTTGAAATTCCAGACCGTCGAGCAGCTTGCCGCCGCAACCGATAACCAGCTTACCCGCATCGCCATCGGTGGCGCAGGCTTGCGCATCAAAGCCCAGTCCTTTTTGGCGGCCAAGAATGCCCAGATTAGTGGCGCGGAATTGCAAAAGACCAAAGATGAATTGGCCGAAGTGAAAGCGATGATGGAACGGCTGTTGGCTGGTCAAGTGTTAAGCAAGCTGCCCAAGAAAGCCAAAGGCAGGCCGCGCGGCAGACCATTTCAACGCAAGGCGGAAGAAATAATCGCAGAGCTAGAGGCGACCGATGAGCAGCACAACCCTGTTGAAGTTGTTGCAGAAAGCGGCCAATGAGCTTGGCATTATCGCGCCGACTGCGGTAGTCAACAATCCGGCTCAGGATACGATTCAGCTTTTCGCGCTGATAAATGCGTGCGGGGATGAATTGATCCGCAAGTTTCCTTGGAGTGCGCTCTGTAAGTCCTATTTGTTTATGACTCAGTACACAACCACGGCTGGGACATACAGCGCAGGATCGCCCGTCATTACCGGGATTCCGTCAACCACTGGGCTTGATACCACGTACATGGTTGTCGGCGTGGGTATTCCCAATGCGACTTTTATTAAGAGCGTCGATAGCGCAAGCCAAGTGACGCTGATCCTGCCGACCAATGCCAGCGCTACCAATGGCACGATCTATTTTCAAAAAGTGCAATATCCCATGCCTGCCGATTACGATTACATCATTCCGCGCACGCAATGGGACAAATCCAAGCGCTGGGAAATGCTTGGGCCGGAAAGTCCGCAGCAATGGGAATGGATCATGTCGGGTTTTATTGCCACTGGCCCGCGCGTGCGCTGGCGGCTATTCGGTCCCATGCTGCAAATCTGGCCGGGTTTTTCCAATGCGGAGCAATTGGGTTTCGAGTATCGCAGCAATGGCTGGGTAACTGACGCTAGCGGCAATCCGAAGTCCGATTTTTCCGCCGATACCGATACTTGCATTTTCAAAGATCGCCTCATCATCAATATGGTGAAGCTCAAATATTTTGAAGCCAAAGGTTTCGATACCACAGCGCAATTCAGAAATTGGATGACGGAGTATGAGAGCGATACTGCACAAGATTGGAGTTACGCCAATCTGAGTTTCGCGCCCAAGCCGGGCAATGTTTTGATTGGCTGGGACAATATTCCAGATAGCGGCTATGGCACGCCCCAGTAGTTTCCTGCGCGGTACTCCGCCGCCGATCCAGCGCGCGCAAGCGCATGTGGCATCCCTGCCCGCGCCAGTGGGCGGCTGGAATGCGCGCGATGCGTGGGCAAACATGGCCCCGACCGATGCCGTGCGCATGGTCAATATGTTTCCGGGCGGGGCGAGTTGCGATCTGCGCGGCGGCAGCACGCGCTGGGCAACCGGCATGAGCGGCCAGATCGAGTCGCTGATGGTTTATGCCGGGGCGGCGGCGAATAAAATGTTCGCCATCGATGCCGGAAGCCGCAGCATCTTCGATGTGTCCAATAGCGGCCCAGTCGGCGCGGCTGTTGTCAGTGGTTTAACCAATGCCCGTTTTGAGTACACCAATGTTTCGACGCCGGGCGGAAACTATCTTTATGCGGTCAATGGCTTTGACAATCCGCTTTTGTACGATGGCATCAATTGGAGCCATATCAGCGCAACCAGCACGCCGATTGCGATAACCGGCGGCCCAGCCGCAGGCCCGACTGCGCTAACTCACGTTTATCTGTTCAAAAATCGGGTGTGGTTTATCGAAGCCAATAGCTTGCGGGCGTGGTATCTGCCGACGCAATCGATTGGCGGCCAGTTGCAGATGCTTGATCTGTCCAGCGTCGCCATGCTGGGCGGGACTCTGGTGGATATGCTGGCTTGGACCGTCGATGCCGGTTACGGCATGAATGACAATCTGGTTTTTTATACTAGCAAAGGTGAGATTGTTGTTTATCAAGGCACTGATCCGGCCAGCCTTGCGACATGGGCGGAAATCGGGGTTTGGCAGATCGGCGCTCCGGTCGGCAATCGCAATCTGTTGATTAAATTCGGCGGCGACGGACTGATTCTCTCCTTGGACGGCATTATCCCGTTGGCTCAGGGGCTGCAATCGTCGCGCATTGATACCCGCGTGGCGATTTCCTTCAAAATACAGGCGGCGATTAATACTGTGATCCGCCAGTACCGGCAGAATTTTGGCTGGCAAATTTTCTATTATCCCAAGCAGGCCGCGTTGATCGTCAACATTCCAATGGGTGTAGGCGTGCAACAGCAATTTGTGATGAATACCATTACCGGATCATGGTGCAATTTTCAGGGCTGGCCCGCCAACGTCTTTGCACTGTTTAACGATGAACCTTATTTCGGCGGCAACGGCATCATTTATCATGCTTGGGATATTGGCAGCTACGCCGACGATGGCGCGAATATCGATACCGATGTAGTTCAGGCTTTCAATTATTTTGAAATGCGCGGCGTCGAGAAATATTTTACCCGCGCGCGCCCAAACATTTTGACCAATGGCAACCCGTCAATTCGCATCGGCTTGGCGATTGATTTCAGCATTAATGAATACGATCAGCCGATCAGTTTTTCTCCAACTGGTTTTGGTTACTGGGATAGCGGGCTTTGGGACGCCGCGCTTTGGGGTCAGAACATGAACCTCAGCAATGACTGGCAAGGCGTTGCCGGTGTGGGCTACTGCGCCGGGATTGATTTCGAGAGCGCCAGCCAAGGTATTCAGATCAGTTGGGCGTCAACCGATATCGTATTCCAAGCCGGATGGGCTGGGATATAGTTTCTAACAATCCGCGTGCAGGCATTTGGGTTGCATCGCAGATCGATGGCGCTTGCTATGTGCCCGGCACGGTATCGCTGGGCTTGTTGCACAACAACAAATTTGTCGCGGGTGTGAATTACGAGCAATTCAACGGGCGCAGCATCGTCGCATTGATTGCTGTGAAGGGGCGGATGACGCCCGCATTTCTTGCCGCGATCTTCGATTATCCGTTTTGCGTGTGCGGCGTCCACAAAATCATTTGCACAATTGACTCCAACAATGCGCGCAGCATCCGGTTGTGCCGCAAGATGGGTTTTAGTCAAGAAGGCAATATCAAAGCCGCCGCGACCAGCGGTGGCGATCTGCTGATCTACACCCTCGAAAAATCCAACTGCCGTTTCTTAAAGGAACGCTATGGGAAAAAGTCAACCCGCGCCCCCGCCTACACCTAATTATACAGCAGCGGCACAAGCGCAAGGCGCAGCCAATCAGCAAGCCGCATTCGCGACCGAAGTAGGTTCTAATCCTAATATTTATGGCCCTTACGGATCGCAAACGGTCAGTTATTCGCAAGGGCCGGGCGGTACGTGGCAGCCGACGATTTCGCAGAATTTGAATCCGCAGGCAGAGGCCGCATTAAACGCACAACAGAATGTGCAAATGAATTTGGCAAATCTTGGTCAACAAGGCATCGGCCAAGCGCAAAAGATTTTGGGCACGCCATTTCAATATCAGGGACCGGGTATTCAGACGGGTTTAAATACGTCCGGTGTAGCGCCGATCCCAGTCAATGCCGGGCAGACTGGCTATCAAGCCCAGATGGCTTTGATGCAGCCGCAGATTCAACAGCAGCAAGCCGCGTTGAATCAGCAATTGGCCAATCAAGGTATTGCTCCGGGAACAGAAGCTTGGAACAACGCCCAGCGTGCGCAGGGTATCAATGTCAACAATTTGATGTTGGGTGCCGCGCAGCAGGGTGTTGGCCTTGATCTATCGGCTAATGCACAAGGCTTTAATCAAGCGCTGCAATCGGGTCAGTTCGGCAATACCGCAGCCCAGCAAGCGCTTTCGCAACAATTGGGACTTTATAATCAGCCGCTGAATGAAATCTCCGCGCTGATGAGCGGATCGCAGATTCAAGCGCCGCAATTTCAGCAATACACTGGCGCGAATGTTGCGGCTGCGCCGATGTATCAAGCTGCGCAGGATACCGGCACGTTTGCGCAAAATCTCTATGGTCAACAGATGGGCGCTTACAATGCTGGGATGCAGGGACTTGCTAGCTTGGGTGGTGCAGCGATGGGCATGTTTAGTTTCCCATAACGGAGTACAGGCATGAGTTGGCCCGGAATACAGCAAGGAGTCAGTGACGCTTACAACTCCGTTGTAAATATGTTCGCGCCACCCGATCCCAGTACCTTAACATGGCAGCAGCAACAGGCGCAGATTCAGCGCAACCAAGCGCTTGCCGATCAATTGCGGCAACAAGCAGCTTCGCCCATCGATATACAAAGAGGCGGCTGGGGCGCAGCCGCGCCGATTTCGTGGGCCAGTGTGTTGGCCAAAGGTTTGCAAGGCTTTGACGCGGCTCGCGATGAAGCGCGCGCACGACAACAGATGGCCGCGATGGGCCAGCAAGATATTGCGGGAACGCAGCAGATCGCCAAGATATTGGCGGGCCAAGGCGGGCAAGGAACGGCCCCGCCTTCCGGCCAGCAACTTGGTCCTGTTGCGCCTTCTGCGCCGTCGCCAGTGGCAGGCGCAGGCGCTACGGCAGGCGGCGGAGCGGCTGGTCCCGCGTTACCGTCGCCTGCTAGCGCTCCCATAGCAGGTCCGGCTGGACCGCAGCCGCCGCCGACTGGGCCAGCGATGCCGCCGCATATTCCACTGACTCAGATGCCCGGCCAGATTGGAGCGCTAGCGCTGCCACAAGCTGGCATGCAACCCGGCATGGGGATTCAGGATCAACAAAATCAAATTACCAATCAGATGGCGCAGATAATGGGAGTGCGTGGCGGGCCGCAAACACAAGCCTATCAGCAAGCCGTATTCAATAATCTTATGCAGCGGCAAAATCAGCTTTACAATCTTACTCTGCCAATGTCGCAGGCAGAGCATGACAAAGCGATCTTAACCGCTAATCTTGATGAGCAGACCAGGAAAGACCTTGCTGATTACGAAAATAAGCTGCCACAAACAGCAGACCAAATAGCCAATGCGCGGATCGCTCAGGCGCGAGTCAATGAAGAAGTGCAGCATGATCGTGCAACCGAAGCGATTCAGCGTGCGGCCAATCCTTATGCGCCGCTTGAAGGTACAGGCGGACTAGCTGGCCAAGCATTTTTGGATAAGGTGGCACAAACAAATCCGGGTTTGGCCAAGCAGATTGAAGCCGTTGGCACTTATCGCCAGCCCGGCGCTAATCGCGTCACTGATGCCAGCATCAAGTTTATGAATATGGTGGATCAGGCTTATCCAAATTACGATCAGACTGCGTTTGCAACCAAAGATAAAGCGCGGGCGGCATGGGCAACAAGCGCTCAGGGTAAGCAATTCATGTCAATGGATAATGTTGCCAATCATCTTGATATGCTGGCCACACTAGCGGCGAATCTGAATAATACCGGGTCGCCCATACTTAACAGTGCAAAGAATGCTGTTGAATCTTGGCTAGGACAGCCTGCGCCAACAACCTACAATGCCGTGCGCGATATCGCAGCCCAGGAATTGGTTAAGGGCATTGTACCGGGCGGTGGCGGTGAAGGTGAGCGCAATACAGCAGCAACCAATCTTTCACGCTCTAACTCGCCCGAGGCGATCATGGGCGCGATCAATGGCGCGAAGGGTTTGCTGGGTAGTCAGATGGCCAACAGCAACCGCACTTATCAATCTGTGACACAAGGTCTAACCGATCTGCCGGATCGACTCTCGCCATTAGGCAAGCAGCTATTGGCGCAAGGGCAAGCGGCAGAAGAAGCAACCGGCAAGGGCAATATCGGCGGCCAGAGTCGCGACGATGCAATGAAGTGGGCGCAAGACCCTAAGAATGCGCGCGATCCACGTTTGGCTTCGATTAAGCAGCTTTATGGGATACCTTAATGGCATTCGATCCCGATGCGGCGATAGCAGCGGCACAGCAAACGCAGGCCGCGCCTGCGCCGATGATTTCGCCCGATGACTTAAAGAAAAAGGGTTTCGATCCTGATGCAGCAATTGCTGCGGCTAAGCAGCAAGGTGGCGGCGCGCGTGTTGGTTATGTCGAGGATATCGCAAAATCTTTGCCTAGTGGCGTAGTAAAAGGAATAACTGGCACAATTGGATTGCCCGGTACGGTCGAAGATTGGGCCACTGGCGGCATGGATTGGCTAGCCAATAAGATTACTGGCCAGAATATTCAAACGCCCAAAAGCCCGCTTTCTGCCGAAGCATTGAATCAAGCTTTTTCGATGTACGGCCCCGGTTTTCATACCCCACAAACTTTGCCGGGCAAGTATGCCGAAACGATAGGCGAGTTTGCGCCTGCGGCATTAGGTGGGGAAGCTGGACTAGCAGCGCGCGCACGGAATGTATTGCTTCCAGCCGTAGCCAGTGAAAGCGCAGGCCAAGCGACGGCGGGCACATCGGGTGAGCCGTTTGCGCGGCTTGCTGCTGCGCTACTGGGCGGAAGTCCGCAATTGTTGCGCCCAGCGACGGCGGCAGCATCGCGATTGGCCGATCTACTTCCAGCCAATCGGGCCGAGAATGCGCTGCTTGATGCTTCGCGCATTACCAGCACGCCGCAGCAAGTGGTTTCCGATCTGCGCAATTCCGATAGCGGCGTGCCGGGCGTCGATTTGTCGGCAGGCCAAGCTACCTTAGATCCCGGTATCATACAGTTGGAACGCGCTAATCAGATGCACCCCAGCGCATCGCCGCAATGGGCTGGTTTTAAGTCGCAGCAGAATAGCCAGTTATATGGTGCGATGCGCGATATTGTGAATCCTTATGATGATGCGGCGTTCCGCGCTGCCCAACAGGCGCGTGCGACGGCTACCGATCCAATGCGCGCAGCCGCTTTTTCTTTAGCAAATCAAGGTGGCTTAGAACCAAGCGCTGGCTTTGGCGGCTGGGAAGATTTGAGCGCTGCGCATTATCCTGCCGATCCAATTGCGCGGCAGGCCCAAATCGCTCAGGAGCAAGCAGCGACGGAAGCGGCGCGGACGCAACAAAATGTTAATACGCCCGGCGTTGCGGGACCGGGATTTACGATGACTGATCCCGCGACAGCAGCCGCCAATCGCGTTGGCCAGCAGATTGGTCAAGTTGGCTTGGAGAGTCCCGCTGCGGATCGCGCAGAATTATTTGGTACGACTGGAGTCCAGCCGCTTCGCGATTTGGCCGCCCAAGAAATGGCAGGGCCGCGCGGCGTCAATGCGGGCGTGAGTAGATTGGCTGATCTGCTTAACCGTACTGCGGATCAAACTAGCACAGCAGGCGCAGAAACAATCGGTGAGGCCCGTAGGACAATTACGCAGGCTTTGAGTGCGCGGGCTGGACAACCGTTAAGCGAGCAAGGATCAGCAATTAAATCGGCGGGCGCGGCGTCCACTGGTGCCGTTGGTATGATGGATTCTATTTTAAATCATGCCAGCGGCGGAATGTGGGGCGATTATCTTGATGCTTTTCGAGAGCATTCGGCGGATGTAAACAGCATCGAAGCGCTGCGCAATATCCGCAATGATTTGGCCGATAAAGTAACAGGCGGCGCAATCGATCTGAGCGGTCAAAATCCAATTTCGACGCGCGCAGCGATCAATCAGATTATCGAGAGCAATTCTACCGGCAAATATGGCGATCTGATCGCGCCGGATATTCAGGCTCGCTTAGATGCAGTGCGAACAGCGTCACAGCGCATGGAAGCTCCAAATTTCGTTAAAATGGCCGTCGCTGGTGGCGGCCCAGGAACAGCAGCCGATCTTGCAAATCTCATGGCGCGGCATTCTCTCAGTGCGCTTCCAGGCGGTGGTATTATTGGTCAAGCGGCTGGTTATATCGGCAATGCGTTGGATCGAGCGGGCGCGACACAACTCGCCGGACTGTTGCAAAATCCCGATAACGCTGCTGATGCGATTCAGAATGCCATGCGCCGCGAAGGCCAGCGCGGCGTCAATGTTCGCCAATCGATTCCGCCAGCGGCGCTAGCTGCAATTCTCTCCGGTCAAAGTGCATTCGGCGGCCAATAAGGATTCTCCATGAGTGCATTCAATGGCTCCGGTCAATTCGTCATTACTGGGACGGGCTTGCCGTTCACAACCGGCACAGTGATTTCGAGCACGGTTGTTAATCAGCTAAATACCGATCTTGCGGCAGGTTTGTCGAATTGCATTTGTAAGGATGGACAATCGACGCCGACCAATAATATCCCGATGGGCGGTTTCAAGCTGACGGGATTGGGCGCGGCCACGACGCTGGGCGACGCACTGAGTTATGGCCAGCCAGCGAATGTCAGCAGCTTGACCGTGACGGGGCCAGCAACGATTGGTGGGTATGGTGCGGGTGTAGGCCGCAACCGGCTTATAAATGGCGATTTCAGGATTGACCAGCGCAACGCTGGCGCGGCGCTAACAACCACAGCAGGCGGTCAATACTGCGTTGACCGCTGGCGTTGCATGTTGAGCCTGGGAAATAAATTTTCCGTTCAAGGCGTAAGCGGTGATTATAGGTTCGCCACGCTTGGCGGTTCCTCGCACCTTCTCAAAATCACATCGCTTTCGGCGTATGCCACGCTTTCATCCGATTATTTTGCAGTGGATCAGCTTATAGAGGGGCTTAATGTCCCTGACTTGGCGTATGGCAACGCCTCTGCGCAATCGCTTTCGTTATCGTTTTTGTTTCAGGCGGATATTACTGCGACCTATTACGTGAGCTTGGTGAATGTCACAAATAGCTGGACTTATAATTTATCGTTTTCCGCCACGGCGGGCACACCGCAAAGAGTTATTTTCACTATTCCAGGCGACACTGCTCATGCCATTTCGGGAGATAACACAGCCGCGCTTGTGGTTCGTTTCAACATCGGTTCGGGCGGGGTGCAAACGCCCAACGCTTGGATAACCGGCAATCTGTTTAATGGGCCGATTGGCGGCGGCATTTTGGCGACCAACGGCGCGAATATGTACATTGGAGATATTCAGCTAGAGCTTGCCCCGCCCGGCGCAACGCCAGCCGTGCCACTGGCAACGCCATTCGAGCGGCGGCAATTTGGCCAAGAGCTTTTGCTGTGTCAGCGATACTTTCAGACAAGTTATCCACTCGGGATCGTTCCAGGTGATGGGGCGGCTGGTTCAACAGTTGGCAACGTGGCGGCTTATACAACCGCCGCTGCGCGAGTGCTTACACAATTTTCTCCACCAATGCGAGCCACGCCGGGAATGGTCGCGTATCGCGGCACCAATGCAGGCAATAACGGTGTCTGGAATTTTTACTATCCCACTAGTTCTGCATGGGTAGCGGGCACTGGAATGTCTTTAACACCTAACAGTGCGGGCGGGTTCACTGGACAGGTGAATACCAATGCAGGCAATTTTACTCTCGGTTTGAGTTATTTAATTGACGGCGGTTGGATCGCAAGCGCAGAGCTATAGCCTGCCTTTACAGGTAAGCCACAAACGCCGCTGGCCGAAAGGCTGGCGGCTAATTTTTGTTATTTGTTCCCTAGTGTGCATATTATGCCCAGTGAACAAAAAATGGCCCCATGCCATCGATGTGGCGACGGCAGAGCGTATTCGCCAAGCGCGTTTGGCGACCAAGCCGCGCATAACCCAGCGCAAACTGGCCCAAGCGCTTGGCGTATCGCTACAACAGATTCAGAAGTATGAGAGCGGCGAAAATCGGATTACGATGGGCCGCCTTGCCGATATCGCCAAGGTTCTGGGCATCGATCTGGCCGATCTGGTGCCAAAGAAACCAAGGGGTTAGCCGGGCTTGGCCAGCCTGTACGTTTCGAGTACATTCAACCTATTGCGGCGCGCGCTGCCCCCCATCCTTGGGCTAGCCTGCGCGCGTTGCAAGCTGGCGGGATCGATACGCTTCTGTTGCGTGATAGCTGTAATGGTCCCGCCAGCGCTTTAATTGAGGATCAGATGACGCGCAAAGAAACATACCGGGGCTATACCATCGAGCAAGTGAGCGGTGCGGATGCCGTCTATATCACGCTTGATGGCAAAACGGTGGGGCGCGTGATGAATTTCGATCAGGCTTACAATCTGATCGATGAGAAAAAACAAAAGGACGCGCGGACCAAGCATGAGCGTAGATGATCCTCGCGCCGATGCCTTTGCATCGCTTGGCCTATGGTGGGCAATGGTGCAGGCTGACGCTGTGCTGCGCAAGGAACCAATCGCTGACGATTCCATAGTGCTGCACTTCATGGGTAGCGGAGCCTCTACCAGCGTCACAGCCAAACAGATGCGTGAGCTTTTTGCGACCATCGAGCTTCCGCTTCCCGGTCGCATTCGCTGCTTTGAGTGCGGAGCCGATCTGGTGACGCTTTGCATCGAGTGTAATCCACTGGCGAAGCGAGGCCGCGATGCGTAAGAAAGAAATAGAAGCCGCGATGCGCAGGCTGCAACGGTCAGTCTTGCAGAATATTCAGAAGCATGGCCGGAGCGTGATTGGCGTATTCCAGAGCAAGGATGAGCCGGATTTCATTCCCTTCGCTTACACGATTGGCAACGCCTTGAAGGATCGCCCGGAGTTGCTAGTCATCGGGATCAACAATCAGATCAATGCTATGGTGCTGCTCAATAAATTGTCGGGAATGAATCTGCGCGACGGCGAAACTGTATCGCTGGGCGGCAAGTTCGGCGTCCATATCCTCAAAGCTGGTAAGACCGCCCGCACGGACTACGCAGTCCAAGCCTCTAATATCTGGGGCGACGATTACGAAATTATGCAAGTGATAATTCCTGATCCGCAGGGGCGGTTTCCGTGGGATGAAGGCTGCACGGCACCTTATCGCCGGATGCCAGTCTTGAGGGAGGATGCTTGACCTACCTATGCACTAGTAAATTAGCCGCTCCCCCCTTCCGCTTAATGTGCGCTAGGCGTACATGATGGTTTGTCAGTAGCCCCACTATTGACGGGCGGGGCCGCCCCTAACCCGCCCCCAGCCCGTTAGCCCCAGTGGCCCCGCTTACAGCCCTTTCCGGCCCCGATGCACCCCTGCATCGGGGCCGGATTGCTTTGGGCTTTTGGGCCTTGGAACGGAGATCGACCGGATTCGCGTTCCAATAGCGTTCCAAATTGATTTTGAGCCTCAAAAAATGGCCTTGTAAGCCATTGATTTCATTGGTGTCGATCCCAAAAATCCAGCAAAGAAACCTGTTGCGCATAAGGGAAAAGGTTGCTATTTCTCCAGTCGCCTGTAACAACCAGTAAACGACTGTCTAAGACGCAAGAAACCCGCATGGATAAAGGCTTTGTTGCATTTTCAGAGTCGTTTATAGTTGTACTTAGTCGGTACAAGATTGTTACAAGCGAAACCGTTCCGTTCCAATCGCGTTCCAAACCAAGTCCGCCAGAAAGGGACCAAAATGCAAATTCTTCTCAATGATATGCTCTGCAAAAAACCCAAAGGCCCGGAAATGTTTGATCTGGGCCAGCGTGGGCTATTCCTGCGCACTGGGGCGACCAAGCAGACTTGGGGGATGGTCTATCCCATCCCCGGGACCAAGCCGATCAGGCGCACGCGCTTGGGCTTAGGCACCTATCCCAGCACCAGCCTGGAAGATGCCCGCAAGCGCTGCGAAGCCAAGTGGAAACTGATCGAGGCCGGGAAAGACCCTAGCCTGGACCATACCTTGGATTCCGATTTCATAACGATGGCGCAGCTAATTGATCTGTATTGCGCCGAACGGGTGGCGGGCCCCAAATCGATCAAGACCGGCTACCGGGTCAAGGCCGCTTTCGCGCTTCATGTGACTCCGGTCATCGGCGGCGTGCTGGTGAAAGATTTCCGCTATAAGCACTGGAAGATGGTTTTGAAGCCCATCATGGCGGCGGGCACGCATGAGGCAGCGCTAAAGCTCTATCAATATGTGCGTGGCTTGGCGGCCTTTGGCGTGCGCGAGGGTCATATCGAGTCCGGCATCGATCCGCTGGCGTGCGCGGAAACGCCTTGCGAAAAGGGCGAAGCCAAAACCCGCTTCCTTAGCCCGGCAGAAGTCGCCACAATCTGGCATCGGGCGGATGATGCACTTTATGACGCCGATATCGTGCCTGATGTGCTGCGCCTTATCTTGGCCACTGGCCAGCGCCCCGGCGAATGCGCTGGAGTCAGGCGTGGGGATGTAGATTTACAGCATCGCATCTGGACCATCCCTGAAACCAAAAATGGCCACATGCACAAAGTGACGCTAAACGATCTGGCGGTCGAAATTCTTAGCCGCAGGATGCGCCTCACCAATGGCGATTTCCTGTTTCCCTATGGCGACCGGGCGATTACCAATATCGAAATTTCGCACGCGGTGTATTGGGCTTTCGGCGGCAAGAAGGCGGGCATTCCGCAGCAAGATCGCTTTACTCCGCTGGGCGTGGCGAAATTCACCCCGCACGATCTGCGCCGGACAGCGGCCACCTATATGAATGCTGCTCAAGAGCCGGAGCCGGGCCAGCCGCGCGGCATTCAGGCCAGCATTTTGGATATCGGCTATCT